AAAGAATAAAAAAAATTAACAAAATGAAAGCAAATGAATTAAGAATAGGGAATTACATCAATATTGACAATATTGAAACAAAAGAAAAAATTTTATTCAAAATTGAAACAGGTTGTCAAATTGATAATTTAAAAAATATTTTATGTAGTCCTATTCCTTTAACCGAAGAATGGCTGAAAAAATTCGGGTTTGAAAAAAATAAAGATAATTACACTTTATTTATAGAACCAGACTGGGGAATAGATTTAATAGTAAGCGCAGATAATTATTATTATCCTCAATTATGGCAACAACCTGAATTATCAGAAGAACAAATTGTTTCAATTAGAAGAATTAAATATGCACACCAACTCCAGAATCTTTATTTTGCTTTAACCAGAAAAGAATTAAAAGCCCGTTCTGGGTAGTTTCGTGATGTTTTATTGATTGTTGATAAAACCCTGCCGGTAATAACTGGTGGGGTTTTTTCTATTATTAATTAACATTTTTTAACACAAATAACTTGCAGATTATTTGCTTTTCTTTAAAATTCTTTATACCTTTATTGTATCAATAATCAATTAAAAAATAAACATCATGAAAGCACAAGAAATAATTAGAAAAAGGCAGGCAGCTACGAAGGCAGAAGCAGTTTTGAATGGTTGGTCAGCAGAAGGTCAGAAAAAATTAGAAGCTAAGTTGAAAAAAGAAAGAAACGTTAAAATTTTGAAAGAAGCTGAAATGGTTTATCAGGCTTACTTGCACGCAGGGAAAGAAGTAGCAGAAGAAAGAAAGAGATTGTATATCGAAAGAAATATTTAACAATAAAAAATAAACATCATGGAAACACAAAAATCACAATTAGTAGAAATGGCTCAAATATTTTTAAACAGAGCCATAGAAATTTTAGAAATAGCTTGTAAGGATGATTTCAACGCACAAGTTTATTTAGTGGATCATTTGAAAATTATGGCTGGAAGTGATCATGGATTTTTAGATCGCAGTTTGAATTTGGATGAACTGAAAGAAAGGTATGAAGGTCAGAAAGTAAAAGTTGATTCTGAAATGTATGATGAATTTGATGAAATGATTTAAAAATTGATAGTTATGGAAAAACTTTATTCATTAGAAAAAATAGAATACCAGTCTAATCCTGACAGATATTTTATAAGGTATAATCAAAATGGAATTGATTATATTATGATGCTCCAGATACCGGAAGATGAAGTTGAGGAAATTACTTATGTGGTTAAAGTAAAACAAAATCGTAGTGATATGCACAAGCTGAGTAAATCAGAAATTTTGTATGAAGGTGATTTTGATGATTTTTGTTTGCAGAATAAAGGCTATGATTGGTCAACAGGATTTTATGCTCCACAGGTAGCTTTGATGAATTTTTATAATTTTTTTATAAACAAAATGTCATGGTAGTAATAGAGAGAATTAGAATACACGATGTTGAGAAATTGGCAAAAGAAATAGCTACTAAATTACCGGATTTAGAACCAACAATGAATAATATTGATATGTATGGTGATTATTACGAATGTAGAAATTTTAATATGACTATAAAGGTAAATGGGGTGGAATCTATTTTATTGAATCTTGACATTTTTGGTAAAATCAGAATTGAAGGTAATTGCAGAGAGGTACAACGTCAAACTTATGAACAGCCTGCTGAGTATGATCATTCTCAGGAAAATGAAATTTGGGAGATTGAGTTTTATGTTGATGGGGAAGAAGTTGAAGTTGACAATGAAGATGATTTGGTTAAAAGGATAAATGAATTGATATAAGAACACCAAAAAAAGTATCTTATTTAAAATATGATACTGATTGTACTGCAGTATCAATTTGGAAATGGGGTAAATTAATGGATGGAAAGACAAGGGCGGATAAAAGGATTATCAATAGGCTGGTTAAAAAATATTTACCGAATCTCTACAGGCAATTAGCCTTGCATCTTTATAATCCTTATCATTATTATAAAACAAAAAATCATTTGATTTTAGTTCATTCTGATATTGAGTATTTTTTAAGATATGATAAATAAATATTATTCCTTTTGGTCCTGCTGTTTGCGGATATTTTCAATATTTTGATTTATGTTAGTAATATTTTTAGCAAGCGCAAACAGAAATAATGCGATTAAAATTATACCAATTCCAAGTGCAAATCGTAATGATTCAATATCACCCTTCATTATGAAATCTGCAAGATCACTAAATATTAATCCTATTCCTATAAATAAAGTGATTATTAAGATTATCCAGCTTATTGTAAGTAGCTGGTTTGTTTTAGGTCTATTTTTCATGTTATAAATTTTATTTGATAATTACAAAATTAAACAAAAGTTTTTCAGAAAAAAAAGTAAAAAAATAAAAAATAAATTGATTTTTCTTTAAAAAAATTTGCTATTCTTTAAAATAATCATTATCTTTATTGTATCAATAATTAATAAAAATTAAAATCATGGAAGCACAAAAAATAAAAGATCAATTAGAAAAAATCTCAGAAGAAATTCGGAAAAAGTATCAAATTGAAGTGTATGAAGGGCAGGAAGATGTTTTTATACATGAACCAACTTGTATAAATATTTCGTATGCTAAAATGTTTGAAGTCAAGGAACGTGAAGTGAGTTTTTGGATTGAGAATGAAAAAGTTCATGTAACTATTTGGAAAAAATCAAAAATGATGCACGTAACAATTTTTTAGTCATGAAATGGTTTAAAGATGTTAAAAATTTAAATGAGCTTAGAACCCTTTACAGGGTTTTGGCTCTCCGTTATCATCCTGACGTTGGAGGTAATACGATAAGTATGCAAGAAATAAACAACGAGTATGATAAATTGAGCAAAATACTTATTGATAGTAATCCGGATTTTTCAGATGAAAGAAAAGTTTATGAAAGTGAGGTTGCAGAGGATTTGAAAGAAAAGGTTGCTCAAGTAATTGTTTTACCTGATGTATCAGTTGAAATTATTGGTAACTGGATTTGGGTTACTGGTAATACAAAGCCGGTGAAAGAACAATTAAAGAAAGCTGATTTTATGTTTGCGAGAAAAAAGGCAGCCTGGTATTGGCATCGTGGTTATTACCGGAAATTTAACCGAAATGATTATGATCTTAATACAATACGTGAAATGTGGGGGAGTGAAAGGGTTGAGAGAGAAGAGGAAGAATATAATTCAGCATTGAATTAATTATGGAAACAACAAATGGAAATTTAAGCATGGTGGCAGAAATAAGAGTTGATCTTTATCCGAGGGTAAAGATTAGCTCTTTGCCACAAATAAAGAGCTCTAAAGAGGCTTATGAAATATTGGTTTCTAAATGGAGTGAAATTTCTTATCGGGAGAGATTTAAAATATTATTTCTTAATAGTGGAAACAGGGTAATTGGTATAAAAGAAATTTCGGCAGGTGGAATAAATGGTACAGTTGTAGATATAAAAATGATTTTACAAGCTGCTTTGGGTGTTAATGCAAATAGAATGATTTTAGCGCACAACCATCCATCCAGTACATTAAATTTCAGTAAGGAAGATATGAAGATAACAGAGAAAATAAAAAAAGCTGCTAAGTTGATGGATATTGAAGTATTAGATCATATTTTATTAATTCAAGATGATTATTTGTCAATGGCTGATAAAGGAATATTATGAAAATAATAATTAAAAGAGGGAAAGAGAATGGTATTCCATTAATTATTTTATTAATGATGGTTATTGGTGTGATTGTTGGAGTTTTAATTGTTATTGGAATATTTATATTATTTAGATGATTGATGTGGATATTATTTAATTGGTGTTTATTTATTATTGATGTAAGAAATCCATCGGAGTAATCTGGTGGATTTTTTTTGTTAATTATTACTTTGATAATTAAGTATTTTTTTTTTAAATATCTTTCATAAAAACTAAATATCTTTATTTTTATGTCAAAAGTTATTTGATGTATAATTAAAGTTATTTTTCAATGAATGAACAACTATTAGCATTACTGAAAACCAAGTTTGATGGGGTTCAGGATGCAATCCTTAAAAGGGTCGCTGAAAAGTACAGTAAAGATGTCAGTGAAACTGCAAATGAGGGTGAAATTCAGGGGGTTGTTGACAAGGTAACGTTTCAAAATGTTTTAGAGTCGTATGGTGATTCACGCGCGTATGAAGCTTCTAATACGGCTATTGTTAATTATAAAAAAAAGGTTAGCAAGGATAAAACAGAGAAAACGGACCAGCAACAAGACCAACAGATTACCGAAGATGTGCCGGATTGGGCGAAATCGTTAATTCAAAAAAATCAGGAACTTGTTAGTAAGATAGAAGGGCTTGAAAAGAAGGAACGAACAAAGAGTTATGTTGAAATGGTGCAAGAAAAATTAGAGAAGGATAAAAAAATTCCGAAATCATTTTTTCGTAACCGACCAATTCAGGTAAACGATGAAAGTGAGATTGATTCAGTAGTTGATCAGATTACTGATGATTATGGTGCTTTTAAAAAAGAAATGGTTGAAAAAGGATTTATTACTGATGATCCAAAACGGTCAATGGGTGGTAATTCTGATAAACAGATTGATCAGGAAATTGAAGAATGGGCTGAAAATGAAAATGAGTAATGGGATTAAAATTAGTTAGAGAATTAGGCGTGGACCAGATTCCTATTTTTCAAAAGGAATTTGAAGTGGCGCAAGGCGGGTTTAAATTGGATATTACCAATTTACCTGCTGATGAAATTGTTACCCCAGGAACTCCTATGGGAGTTGATGAGGAAACAAGGATTGCTGAGGTTCTAAAAACTGCAAAGCTTTATGAAAATTTTCTTTTTGCTGATGTTGCTGCTGAACTGGTAGTAATGATTGAAAGTGTTGAATTTACTATAACTGCAAAAGCTTCCGATGCTGATAAGGCAAATGGTATTATTTTCGGTAATACTTTAACTGTTACTCTTATCACAGATGATGATTCGTCTTATGATGCTGCAGGTTTGCAGGCATTAATTCGTGGTGCTACTGTTGAATGTCCTGCTGATTTTACCGTTGCTGAGGTAACAGTAACAGGTACGGGTACTCCTGATTTGGGTAATGTAGAACTGAATGAAGAAGAAGAATTTTCAGGTGGTAAGGAAGCTGCAGATTTGAAGGTTGAAAAAGGACACTTTTTTAAAGTAGGAGAATATGTTGGGGCTGTTGTAGATGGTGATGCTACAGAAATAAGTGCTATTGATGATTCTAATGAAGATTATGATTTGTTGAAGCTTGATGGTGATCTCGGAGTGGCAGTATCTGCTGGTGATGCGGTGTTTCAAAGTTCTGCGAAAGGTGGAAGCGCAGCTGCATTAAATGTTACACCGAAAGGTTTATTGTTTGATAATGTAAAAATCGAAGATAACGTTTCGTGTGCAGTTGTATTGAGAGGAACAGTTTATAAAAAGCGGGTTGCAAATGGCATTCCTGATGATGTTGTGGATGTATTGCCGTTGATTGTATTTTCAGAAAGTTATTAATGGAGGATTAAGTTATGGCACAAGATAAAAGAATTCAATCAATATTCGGCAAGTATTCTCAAAAATTGCAAGTGATAATTGATAAAAGGAAGGACAAATTTGCTCCGACCTGGTTTCAAAAATATTTTCCATTTGCAAATCCGACTATTGATTTAACTTATATCACGGCTGTTGGACGTAGTCGTATAGAGGCTGCTGCTTCAGTTGTGGATCGTGATTCTGATGCTCCGTTGAGAGGGCGTCCGAGTCTTGAAAAGTATTCAGGTGAAATACCTGCAATTAAGCAGGCTTTCAAACTGAAAGAATCAGATGTAAGAACATGGTTGTCCTTACAAAATATGAATGTTCTTGGTGGATCGGCTGTAAATCAGATTTTAGATTTGATTTGGGGCGATACAAAAAAGAGTGGTGATGCTGCGATGAAAAAGATAGATCTTATGTGTCTTGAGGCTGTTTCCAAAGCAAAGATTTCGATTAATGCTACAAACAACCCTGATGGTGTTGTTTATGATGAGATTGATCTTTTGCTTCCGGCTGATCAGAAAGATACTGTTACTACTACGTGGGATAATGATGAAACTGCCAAGCCAATAGATAACATTCATGATGTTATAAGGACAATGCAAGCTAAAGGTATTGTATTTGACAAAATGTTGATGTCAATGCCTGTATTTTGGGCTTATCAAGCCACTAATCAGGTAAAAGAATATCTGTATGGAGTTGACTATAAAGGTGTACCTACCTTAGAACAGCTTAACAGATATTTAACTGAAAATAAAATGCCTGTTATCGAGCTTGTTAATGAGGCGATAGGTATTGAAAAGAATGGTAAAATATCTACAGTAAGACCATTCGATGAAACTGTGGTTTCATTTGTTCCGGCTGGTGATCTGGGGGTTATTCATAACTCTTATTCTATTGAACAGTTGAGACCTGTGGATGGGATATCGTATGCTACATATAATAAAGCACTTATAAGCAAATGGTCGCAAGCACATCCTTTTGGTGAATTTACGCAGGTGGAAATTAATGCTTTTCCAGGGTTGGAGGTTGTGGATTCGATGTATTTACTGACGGTACTTTAAATTGATGATTGAGGGGACTGAGGAAGGGGGTTTTATTACTCCCTTCTATTTAACTAAAAAATCATGACAAATTTAGAGGCAATAAAAGCACAAGTTAATTATCCTTTAAAAGATAATTCTTTTAAAAAGGTTTTACTGGATAGAGGATTGACAGATTCAGAGGAATATAGTGTTAATAATCTAAAAGCTTTTGAACTTGCTGTGGCTGATGCTTTAAATATTCTTATAACAAGTCCAAATATTTCAGAAGGTGGATATTCAATTTCGTTGACTGAAAAAAAGGAGTTAAAAGAAATTGCCTCCGGTGTTTATGGAAAATATGGTGTCAGTAACCCTTTTAGACCTGTAATTTCAAGTATCAAAGCGTGGTAAGTCAATATCCTGATCATATTGTTGTAAAGATTCAAGGTACGCCTTATCAGGATGAAAATGATAAATGGGTAGAACCGGAACAGACGATCTTTGAAAGTGATTGCAGAGCAGAACCGAATAGGGCAAAATGATTATAATGTTTATATGCCTAATACTTCTGTCATTTTGCCTGTGGGGTCTGATATTGTTTTAACAAAACATGACGGGCTGGTGGTTAAAAGCATGGTTAAAAGAGCTTCAAACGGACAGCTAAATTCAAGGTTATGGGTTTAAGACCAAAATTCACTAATGCTGATATTGATACTTATGTAATGGAACAATATCAAGAGGCTGAAAAAAAACTTATTGAAGTTATGCAGTTTGTAGGTGAGGGTTTTATCAAAGAGGCAAGGTCAATGACTAAGCAGATGGGTGGATTTGGAGATATAACCGGAAATCTTAGAAGTTCGATTGGCTATGTAATTGTCAAGGATGGAAATGTTATTAAAGAAACGGTTTATGTTTCTGATAAAGGTACTGATAGGCGGACCGGTGTTAAAACTGGTGAACGGTTCATGGAAGAGATAAGCAAGGGAGAAGGATTAAGGCTTTACGGTGTTGCGGGAATGGAATATGCTGCTGAAGTTGAAAGCAGAGGTTATAATGTTATTTCGGTACAAGCTGATATGGCGTTAGTTGAATTAAAGGAAATTCTTTCAGAAATAAAATGACAGGTTTTGATGCAATAAAAAAAGTAAAAACAGAATTGGATAGTGCTGAATTGTCATTGACAGGTGGTATTTATCAATTCTCAAAACCGATTGATGTTGAAGAGGATGAGTTCATTGAAATTAATGCTTTAACCGTACCGGAAGCTATTTTGCAGATAGCCAATGTCAATGTTAATATTTATGTTAAAGACATTGTTGTTGGTACGCCAGATAACGGAAGGTTAGAAACATTATTAAATGAAGTAAAAGCTGTTTTTCCTGTTTCGAGGAGTGATGAGAATATTCATATTTTTCTTGGAGATACAGCGATAATAGTGGATGTTGATAATAACCGGCATTATGTGAATTTGAGATTGCAGGTTAATATGTTAAATTAAAAATTAAAAAGAGATGGCTGAGAAAAGAACATTTGGTATCAAGTCAATAAAGATGGGTGATGTTGATGACGGAGGTGGCATGGGGACTGATTTAACAGTTCTTGGTGATGGTAATACACTTGAAGGTACTGCATCTTTTACCAAAGAAGAAGATGAGGAAAATGAATTTTTTGCTGAGGAACATGATGATCCTATTGAAACTATACAGAAAAAAGGTAGGGCTACATTAGAATTTGCTATTGTAGATTTTACTCCTGATACTTTAGTAAAAGTGTTAGGCGGTAAAGTTGATAGTGCTTCTGGTAATTGGGAAGCACCGGATGTTGCGCCTGAAATTGAGCAATCTGTTGAGGTTATTACTAAAAAGGATGTATTAATTCAGATTGTCAGGGGAAAAGTTAAAGGTTCTATTGATTCACCACTTACAAAAAGTGATTTGGGTAAAGTTGTGGTTAAAGTTATTGCTTTAACTCCGACATTGACTGATACGCCAGCATATGAAATTGGTGATGCGAGTGCATAATGAAAAATGTTGAAGAAAAAGCTATAAATACTCTTTTGAATAAAGGAGTAAGATTCAAGATACGTATCAGGGTGTTAGGGATTGTTCTGAATATACCTTTTAATATAAAACCTTTACACCTTGGTACTATTTTGTATTTATCAAAGCAGCGGTTAAAATTACAAGATGTTTCTGATGAAAAGGAAACAATTTGGGA